AGGAGCACCGGGAGGTCAGCGCCTGGGAGGGTCTGATCCTGGAGTTCCTGGACAAAGAGGTGCCCAGCGACTGGAGCAGCTGGAGCCTGGAGCGCCGGCGGGTGTTCTGGGGCGGCAACGCTGTCGGAGACATGAAGCTGGTGCCCAGGGAGCGGGTCTGCGCCCTGGAGATCTGGTGCGAGCTGCTGAACGGCCAGCAGAAAGATATCCGGTATGGAGATACCCAGGAGATCAACAGCATCATCGCTGCGGCGCCTGGGTGGGCAAAGATGAAAAACGGCGCCCGTTTTGGGTATTGCGGCCTCCAACGGGGCTTCACAAGGGCCGTTACATCTTAGGTGTTACATTGCCACTGCTGTTACATTGGGGCTGTTACATCGTTACAGCGTGATACATTGAATGTAACGGCCCCAAATGCTTGCGACACAAGGGATATAGGGTATTTGTTACATTGATACATTTATTCCTATTGATTTGTGAATTAGAGAGGATAGGGAGCCACGTGTCCCGCCTAACCCGCCTAATGCGCCTAAATCATGATGTGTTACACACATGCATACGCGCGCACGCGAGAGACGCTATACTCTCCAGTTTACTTTCAAGTTCAAGGGAGGACAGAGCATGAGAGAATCTGAGATTGAGGCCTGCCTGGTCCGCATGGTCCGGGAGCGGGGCGGCCTGTGCTACAAGTGGGTCAGCCCGGGGAACCCTGGGGTGCCGGACCGGATCGTCATCACTCCGGCCGGCCGGACGATCTTCGTGGAGCTGAAGACTCAGGCAGGCCGGCTGTCCGCCGTCCAGAAGTGGCAGCGGACCCAGCTGGAGGAGCGCGGGGCGGATATCCGCGTCCTGCGAGGGATGAACCAGGTCAAAGCGTTTGTGAGGGAGGTAATGCCCGATGAAGTTCATACCGCACAGCTACCAGCGGTACGCCATTGAGCGTATCATCACCGACCCGGCCCTGGGGCTTTTTCTTGATATGGGTCTGGGCAAGACGGCCATCACCCTGACGGCCATCAACGACCTGCGGTATAACCGGTGGGCCGTGAGCCGCTGCCTGGTGGTGGCGCCCAAGAAAGTGGCGGAGGCCACCTGGAGCAGTGAGGCCGGCAAGTGGGACCACCTGGAGCACCTGAAGATCATTCCGGTGCTGGGCAGCGCCCAGAAGCGTATCCGGGGGCTGCATACCCCTGGGGACATCTGGGTCATCAATCGGGAGAATTTCCCTTGGCTGGTAGACTACTACCGCAACGCCTGGCCCTTCGACATGGTGGTCATCGACGAAAGCACCAGCTTCAAGAACAGCCAGAGCAAGCGGTTCAAGGCCATCAAGCTGGTGTTGGACCGTATCTCCCGTATCGTCATCCTCACCGGCACGCCGGCGCCCAACGGCCTGGAGGATCTGTGGGCGCAGATCTACATGCTGGACCAGGGAGCGCGGCTGGGCAAGACCCTCACCAGCTACCGGGAAGCGTTCTTTACCCAGGACTGGGCCCACCCCGGCCAGCAGTACCGGACCTATTCACCCCAGGATGGGGCGGATGTCCAGATCAGGGCCGCCATCGCGGACATCTGTGTGTCCATGAAGGCGGAGGACTACCTGGAGCTGCCGGACTACATCGAGAACATCATCCCTGTGGCCCTGGATGCCAAGGCGAAGAAAGCCTATGACAAGCTGGAGAGGGAGATGCTGCTGGAGGTGGACGACCAGACCATCACCGCAGGGTCCGCCGCTGTGCTGAACGGGAAACTGCTGCAGCTGTGCAGCGGCGCCGTCTATGACGCTGAAGGGCAGACCGCCCATGTCCATGACTGCAAGATAGAGGCATTCCTGGAGGTGGTGGAGCAGCTGCATGGGGAGCACGCCCTGGTCTTCTACTGGTTCCAGCATGAGCGGGAGCGGCTACTGTCCGCTTTGGAGACCTCCGGACTCCGGGTGCGGGTCTACCAAGGGCCGGAGGACGAGCAGGCGTGGAACAGCGGCCAGGCCGACATCCTGCTGGCCCACCCGGCCAGCTGTGGCTACGGGCTGAACCTCCAGGCCGGAGGACACCACGCCATCTGGTTCGGTTACCCCAACTGGGCCCTGGAGATCTACCAGCAGGCCAACAAGCGCCTGCACCGGCAGGGGCAGCGGTACCCTGTCATTGCCCATCACCTGGCGGTGCAGGGAGGTATGGACGAGGACGTCATCGGGGCCCTGCACGACAAGGGTGACGCCCAAGAGGCGCTGATGCAGGCACTGAAGGCCAGAATTAAAAAATATTCTGATTGACGAGGTGTTGAACATGACAGTAGAAAACATCATCCGCAGCCTGGAGGACCAGGCCAGAGACCGGGAGAGCAGCATCGATGAGGCAGATCCGGACTGTATCTTCCGGCGGGACGCGGAAGCCCTCCGGGGTGCGTTGTCTATGATCCGGGGCAGCGAGTACACATTCCGTCTCTGTGTGGCCCAGGACGGTCGGAGCATCGTCGACATGACCGTTGGCGCCAACGCAGTTCCTGAGGAGATCAGCAAAGCGAAGAAAACAATCCAGCGCCTGCTGAATGAGTTTGCACCCATAGCCGCAATCCCCCCGCCTGCCTCTCCAGCACCGTTGGAACCGGAGCCTGATGAGGAACCGGAACCCGTAGAGGCGCAGCCTTCTGCGGAATCGGAGCAGCCAGCCGGTGTTGCGCCAGCGCCAGCACAGGCCGTCATCCGGAGGCCGAAAGCTTCAGGGATGGAGGGGGCTAAGGGCCTTGTGATTTTGTACTGCGAGACCTGCGGCGGCATTTTTGGTACGTTCCTGAAGGGGGCAAAGCAGGAGTTTACCTGCAAGTGCGGGAGCCGTATCGATCTTACCAAGCCCATGGCCCGATTCCGGTACACATGCCCCTGCTGTGAGAAGGTGACCTGGGGCACGACCAACGTGGAGGAGCCGTCCTTTGAGACCCGGTGCATCTGCGGCAACAGCGTCATGCTGACCTGGGTGTCCAAGGACAAAGAGTACCGGGGATAGTGTGTCCGACTTGGACACATCGATCGGACAGCGCGGTGTGGGAATACAGGCGGCGGCAATATAACTTACCACACAACATTTTTTTGTATCCGCCAAAAAGCAGGAGTGTTTGTTATGAACTGGAAACGTGAGGCAATCGACAAGCTGAAAAACTATGAGGCCCACAAGCAAGCACTGGAGTGTCTGACCAAAGAAATCAAGCCAAAATCCCAAATGTCTGGGGTTTTGAAGGGATGTGCGGTACTGATAAGGCAAGAGCAATTTCTAACTTAAGATATTTGGAATTGGCGCAGCAAATTTTTGGAGGATTTTCAGCATGGATTTAAGGGAACTGTCACAATTGTATCAACTCAACCGGGAAATTGAGATGGGTCAGCAGCGGCTGCTGGACTTGGAAGCTTCCGCTCAGTTGAAAAGCCGGGGTATTCCACACGAGACCAGTACAACAGGCGGAGTAGAATATTATGCAGCGGAAATCTCGGATTTGCGAGGCATTATCAGCGCCAAGCACCAGCAGTGCCTTTATGAGCGGAGCCGCCTGGAACGATACATAGCGGCTGTTGATGACAGCCTCCTGCGCCAGATATTCACGTATCGTTTCATCAATGGGCTGTCTTGGCGGCAGGTGGCCGCCTGCATTGGCGGAGGCAATACTGAGGACGGATGCCGCATGGCTGTCAAGAGGTATTTGGCTCGAAATGCCAAAAATTTATGAGTTATAGAAAGTTGTTCGTTTTGTTCGGTTTACCTGTGCTATGCTTTAGCTGAAGATTAAGCCTCGATCCGCGATACGCAGCGGGGCGGGGGTGAATTTGCCTCCGCTACCCCGCTGCCGCAGGTTTGGAACTGGAGTGATAGGAATTATGAAACGAATTTATGCCGACTATGCCGCCACAGCGCCACTGTGCGGTCCCGCGAAGGAGAAGGCAGTATCTGTACTGCGTGAATTCGGGAATCCGTCCTCTATTCACCAGGAGGGCCGCACCGCCCGCAATATCATCGAGGCCGCCAGACAGCAAATTGCGCAGGCCATCGGGGCCGAACCGGAGGAAGTTTTCTTCACATCCGGCGGCAGCGAGGCCAACAGCCTGGCCCTGCTTCAGGGGGCGGAGTTTCAGGTCTCTCCCATTGAGCATACTTCCATACTCCGCCACCGCCGTGCAAAGACCGGGACGGTCACAGTAAACCGCTGCGGGACCGTTCAGCCGTTCACCGCCACCTGTGCCAGCGTCATGCTGGTCAACAACGAGATGGGGACGATCCAGCCCATCCGGGAGTTGGCGGAGGGGGACGGAGCTTATGAGGGCGTTACCCGTCTGCTTCATGTGGATGCCGTCCAGGCTGTAGGCCATATTCCAGTCGATGTGAACGCCCTGGGGGCGGATATGCTGTCCATGTCCGGGCATAAATTTGGCGCGCCGAAGGGAATCGGGGCGCTGTACATCAGCAAGCGACTGAGCCGGGATTTTATCACCCCCCTAATTGCCGGCGGCGGACAGGAGCAAGGTATCCGTTCCGGAACCGAGAATGTTCCCGGCATCGCCGCTATGGGCGCAGCGATCCAGTGGGCTGCGGAGCATTTGGAAGAGCACGCAGAGCATGACCGCCGTCTTCGGGACCGACTCCTGGACGGGATATCCGCCATTCGGGGTGCAGAGGTCACGGGAAGTCTCAGCAGCCGGGCCCCTGGCATCGCCTCGTTTGTCTTCCAGGGTGTGGAGGGCGGCGCTCTGACGGGGGCTTTGGATCGGGACGGTATCGCGGTATCCTCCGGTTCCGCCTGTTCTGCGGGCCGGCTGAGACCGTCCCACGTCCTGCTGGCCATGGGCTATGCTCCGAAACTGGCGGCGGGTTCGCTGCGTATCTCCATCGGCTGGCAGACCACGCAGGATGAAGTGGACGAGATCATCCGGGCCGTATGCTGCCGAGTGCGGGAGCTGCGCGGGAGATAAGCGGGTGGTTAGGATGTCAAAACCACGGACGGCCGCGAGCCGGAGAAAATTCTATGTGCTTGACGTTCACTGGCTGACGCGTGGCATCTCCACAGCGGGGAGCGGCATCTGCCCCTCGGCCAAGCCCCGCATCAGGCCGACGCAGACAAGCGGGACACCTGCTGGAACGCCCGCGCTTTGGGCATTTTGACAGAGCAATTTGTCCTGTAGGCCCATTTTGCAGGATTACTTACAGAATCAGGAAGTTTTAAGCGCTGAAATTGCGTTTTCCACTATGGAAAGCGCAAAACAGCGCAGGAGACCTTGCGGAATGCAAGGGCAGGGCGGTTACAGGGCGGGGGTAGGTTTCCAAGTGAAGCCGGCGGGCCGAACTGGGAATTTCCCTATGCTGAACCGCGTTTCCGGCTGGTTTCAATTTTTTGGGGAGGGGAATGGTCATTATGGCGGCAAAAAAGAAGCGCTTAAGAAGCCCGGACGAGGATATTATGGCCCACTGCGCCAACTGCGGTACTGTCCTGAACACGGAGACGGGCATCCTGGCCACGCCGGACTGGTATCGGGAGACGCGGTTTGCCCACTACTGCAAGGAGTGCCAGCGGGCGCAGTTTGAGGACTACGTGGACCGCGTTGGCGTGGATATGGCCTTTTACCTCTGTTGTGCGGCCTACAACCTCCCCTTTGTGCCCGAGGCGGTCCCATCCCGGCGGAATGCGGACGGCGAGGCCTGGGGGATGTATCTGGAAAATCTGAAAATGCTGGACCAGGATGTTACCGACGCCGGGGAACCGGCGGCCTTCTCGGACGGGATGACCGACCTGTCGGTCATCTTTGACGGCATGGTACCGCGGTTTCCTGCCTTTGCCGGAGGGCTGACCGCCGGCGGCGTGGCGGAGAAGCTGGAGGGAACCCGAGCCCAGAGGAAAAACTGGGGCTTGACCTATGTGACAGCGGAATACAAGGAGCTGGACCGGCTCTACGGCATCCAGTCCGGCGCTTATAAAGCCGGCGGCATTGACAGCGAGCTGGAATATAACCTCCGGGAGATTTGTAAGCTCCAGCTGCTTTACAGCCGGCAGCTGGCCGAAGGCGGAATCAAGCTGGCAAAGGAAACCTACAATGTTATTTCCAAGATGCGGGCAGACCAGAAAAAGAAGGAGGCCGAAGCCCCCAAAATAGATACCGTTATCACCGCCCTGGAGCGGCACGGCATGGCAAAGGACGGAAAGCTGCTGTCTTATAACGAGCTGCTTCCCATCCTTCAGGCCGACCACGCCCACTACCCCATGAGCCACGATATGCTGGACTACATCCTGCTGGCAATGGTCAATACCATTCGGGGGAACGAGGGGCGGGGGAACTGGCGGAGGTCCCCGCCTCCCTCCAGGTGGACGCCATGTTTGGCGAGCTGGAGCCGGAGCTGACAGAGGATGAGCGAAAACGGGCGGAGGAGATGGGCCTTCCGCCGCTGAGAAGGGAGTGCAGAAGCAATGAACCGAACATGGAATCCGGCCCTGCGGCAGTGGGTAAAGGGCGGAACGCAGCGGGCCGGGGATAGCGCCGGTGATGGGGATAACTGGGCGCTGCTGCTGTCCTACTGGACCTGGTATCCCGACCGGATGCTGGCGGTGCTCCTGGGCGAGGACGCGGACTATACGCTGACCCTGGTGCAGGCGCTGATTCAGAGAATTCTTGCCCGCTATCAGGAGGTATTTATCACCGGCTCCCGGGGTACGACCAAGACCTACAACGCCATGCTGTCCAAGCTGGCGGACTGCCTGCGGTGGCCTGGGGAGAAAATTCGCTATTTCGGCCCGGCGCTCAACCAGACTGCCGAAATTGCCCAGAAGACCTACGCCCAGATATCCAAAAATTACCCTGTACTTGCCGCGCATTTTGATAACCCGCAGAAGGGCAAGGACTCCTTCGAGCTGGTCACCGGCACAGGCTCTGAGTTTACCATCACCACCATGCGGGGGGACAACTGCCATCAGGTGCTGTGCGAGGAGGTGGGCCAGGAGGAGCAGCCGCTGTTCGACCACCGGAATTACCGGAGTATCGTACTCCCCTCGGTGCGCCTGCGGCATCAGGCGGACCGGAGGCCGGACCCCAGCCATCTGGATTTTAAAAAGCAGTACATCACCTCCGCTTGCCGCCAGCAGAACGAGGCGTACCGCTACCGCTGCGATATCCTGAAAGCCATGCGGGCGGGGAAAAGCGCATTTGTGCTGGACATCCCCTGGCAGGTGGCGGTGCTGTCTGGAATCCGGGACATGGCCTGGGCGGAGGACCTGCGGCGGAAGCTGACCGCAGAGGAGTGGATGCGGGAGATGGAGAGCCGGTACACCGGTGTCTCCGAAAATCCGGTTATCCGGGATGAGGTTCTCACCGAAGCCAAAAAAATTGAGGTAATGGAGACCCACCACTGCCAGAACCCCTATGTGTTCTACATCATCGGGTATGATGTGTCCTACGAAGAGGGCGTGAAGCACGCCAAATGCGCGGTCACGGCGCTGAAATGCAGCGCCCAGCGCAGGGCGGACAAGCAGGACACCTACTTGAAGCAGCTGGTTTACGTCAACGACATGGACCCGGTGGAGGCGTCAGCCCAGGCCCGGTACCTGAAGGACCTGTGGCGGCAGTACTCCCTGGAGGCGTCGGAATACCCCTGCTACATTGCCATTGACAACCGGCAGTACGGAAAATCGGTGACTGAGCAGCTGATGAAGGACATGGGCGACGGCCAGCCCATCTGCTGCATGGACCACCGGTATGTCGACCTGGAGCTGCCGGACGCACTGCCTATCATCTATCCCGTCGCTGCCTCCAACGCTGCCCGGGAGACGGGAAAAGGCGATTCGGACTGGGAGATGATGAAATATGCCGAGGTGCAGTTTGAACGGGGAAACGTCCACATTCTGACCACCAATGTGGGCAGCGGGGTGGACGCCTACAAGCGGTTCCACCGCATTAAGGACGGCGATGACGACGCGTTGTTTTCCATCCCCTACCTCAAGTGCCGGGAACTGTGCGGACAAATCTCCAACCTGAAGCGGAAGGAATCCGGGATGGGCTGGCGGGAGGCGCGTATCTCCAAGGTGATTCAGCGGGATATGTGGTCCGCCCTTAAGTACGCGCTGCGGCTGGCGCAGATTCTGGAGCGAAAGAATCTTGCGGTAAATGCACGCACTCCCTCTGACTGGGTTCCGGCCTTTCAGGCGGCGGCGGAGGGGACGGTCCGTTCTCCGGCCCAGGCCGGGCTGCGGCCGCGGGTGCTGGGAAGGACGGGGAGGCTGCTGTGAAATACAGATTGTTCGGAATGAAACCCACCGCCGAAAATATCAGCCAGGCCGCAGGATATTTCCGGGCCGCGCCGGGCTATCTGCTGGTGTACACCAGGGGGCGCAAGCCGCCGGGTTCCATTCCGGTGCGGGCGGAACAGCTCTCGCCGAAGGACCGCGCATGGCTCCAAACGTGCAACATGGGAATTATCCAGAGCGCGGTAAATCAGGACCCGGGAATGCAGGAGAATATGATGCAGTTTTTAGCGCGTCTGGAGGGCGAATTGGAGAAGGAAAAAGCGAAGCTGGAGGTGAAGCGCATTGGCGGATGATTTTATGACCAATCTGACCCGGCAGTTCTCCGCCCTGGCCGCCCGGTATGAGGGAATGCCCATGGACGCGGTGATGGCGGCTTACTCCCGGGCGGCGGGAAATCCCTGGCTCCAGAACCAGCGGGTGCGGCAGATACAGTCCCTTCCGGCGGAGTACAGTAAGGATGCAGTGGCCGAGGCCATCAAGTACCCAGGGGGCCACGAGCAGATGCTCCGGCAGACCCACCGGGCTCTGGAGGCCGCCGCCTACCCCATGTACAAAATGCGGAAGGTATATACCGATATTCTCACATACCGCTACTACACCGCGCCGGCCTACATAGACTCCGGGGACGCCCGAACGCCGGAGTTCCGGCGGGAAATGGCTCTGCTGGACAAGCTGTCTGACGCGCTTCAGCCCTCTGCCGCCGCCCACAGGATTGCCGGGCAGGCCATTCAGGACGGGAAGTGCTTCTATACCCTGCGGTTCAAAGCGGACAAGGCCCACAACCGGGTGGACTACGCCTTTTTGCAGCAGCTCCCCGCCGATTGGGTGAAGATCGTGGGGTTCAATAACCTTTCCGGCTACACCGTGGCCTTCGACCTGTTTTACTTTCTCCAGCCGGGGACGGACTGGCGGCAGTTCGGGGACCTGTTCCAGCCCTACTTAGGGCCGTTCAGCGATATGCTGCGGCCCCAGTGGGGTGTGGTGTTCGCCAGCAAGCAGGGCTGGTCGGTGGATTTGGCGGCTTTCAACGCGCGGGACGGTCTTCCGGGGAACCCGGAGACCTACATTCAAAACGGCAGGTGGGCCTACTGGGTGACCCTCCCCCCGGAGAAGGTCTGGACCTTTGAGATTGACGATACCAACGCCTCCGCCGCCTCTCCCATGACGGGGCTGTATCTCTCTATGCTGGCCATTGCCCAGTATGAGCAGGTGCAGCTGGAGCTGGTGCAAAATCCGCTGATCGCCGTGATGACCGGCGAAATTCCCTACCGCAATGAACCGGGAGCCAGCCAGGATGACCAGTACCGGCTCTCTAACGGCGGGCGGCTGTTTTTCGAAACGCTGTGGTATCAGATGATGGCTCAGAACAACACCTCCGGCATCGGGCTGTTTATGGCCCCGGCCCAGAACCTGAAGCTCCACCAGCTCAGCGAGGCCCCCAGCGCCACGGAAATTTCCACCAACGGCTATGCCTACGCAGTGGAAAAGTCGGGGCTGTCCGGACTGATTCCCATTACCGATGAGCCCCGGGCAGGCACAGTAAACATTTCTGTCCGGCTGGAGAGCCAGTACTGCCAGCGGATTTACCAACAGTTTGAGCGGATGATGGAATGGGCCTACTCCACCCTGCACCTGCGCTACACCTGGAAATTCCATATGTTCGGGAACATCTACGACGATGAAAAGGAACTGGACCGGATGGCCAGGAGCATGAGTCTGGGGATTCTGCCCGACCTGTACCACTACAACGCCCTGATGAGGCGGTCCCTGGCCGGCGACGTGAGCATGAGCGCTGCGGTGAAGGCATCCGGGGTATTGGATATGCGCCTGCCTCTGGTCACCAGCTACACCGCCAAGAGCCAAAATCCCAACCTCCCCCCAGGTGGTCACCCCGGGGGCCGTCCCTCCATTGACATCAGCGATGTGGACAGCGAGGGAACCGAGGACATGATGGATGCAGAATGAGAAAGGAGATGGTATATTTGCCAGGCAAAAAGGGCGCGGGCAGCCCTGTTCTGGGATCCCTGCGGGTACTGCACCAGGACAAGGACCTGAACTACGAGGTGGAACTGGACATCCTGCGTTCCGGCGTGAACCGGAACCAGTGGGACTTCCAGAACGTGGAACGATACGCCAACACGTTTCTGGGTACGCCCATCCTCTGCGCCTATGCGGACGGCCAGATCGGCGGCGGCCACAACATGAGGGAGTACAAGGACGAGGACGGGAACACCCGCTACTCCTTCCTCTCCCCCACCGCTGAGCGGATTGTGGGCGCTATTTATGACAGTCCTTCCGCCATCCGCACCGAGGAACGGGACGGGGAGACCTGGATTACCGCCCGGGGAAAGCTGTGGCGGTTCTACAATCCGGAGCTGGTGGACAAAATTGCCCGGCAGGGCAGCATGGAGGTCTCCGCCGAGACGGATGTGTCCAGCTGTTATAAATACGGAGATACAGAAGTGTTCGAGGCCTGGAGGGGCCTGGGCGTAACTATTCTGGGGGATGGGGTGGACCCGGCTGTACCCGGCGCGAACATCAAGGCGTTCGCCGCCTTGCAGGAGCGGTTCGTCCAGCTGAAGGCGGCAAGCCGCCAGCCCGGCGTCCAGCCGGGCGCATACAAGAAAGGAGTGAACAAGTTGAGCGAGAAAATCAGGATGAAGGAGCTGGCCCCAAAGTTCAAGGGCTATCGGATTTTGGGCGTCAGCGGGAACCACGTCCTGCTGCTGAACGGCAGCATGGTTCCCTGTTCCTATGAGTTCCAGGAGGCGGACCACAGCGTAATCATCCCGGAGCGCATTACTCCTGTGAGTCTGACCGCTGCCTTTGCGTTCAGCGAGACGGACAAGGTGGAGGTGGACTGCGCCGACCTGCTGTGCGACATGACCCGGGAGGCCGGAGACAAGGCCGAGGCGGCGGTCAAGGAGTGCGAGGCGGTGAAGCGGGAGCTGAAGGACTGCAAGGCCCAGCTGGCCGCTATGACCGAGCGGGAGAACGTCCGGCGGATGAAGGCCTGCGAGGAGGCCGTCAAGGCCCAGCTGGAGGAGGCAGTACAGAACCTGTCGGTAGACTCCGCTCTGGCCGACGGCGTGCTTAAGGACATTTCTGAGGGCAAGTACATGAACAGCGTGGATGCCGATGGGAACTTTGTGGGCGACCGGCTGGCGGTGAACGCCCTGCTGGCTAAAATTGGCGAAGCCCAGATGAAGGCAGCCAGCGCCCGGCAGTCCACGAGATACGTGTGGGAGAGCGGCTATGTCCGCAGCGGCGCCAAGGGCGACTCCCTGGCCGAGGCTATCGCCCGCATTTCCGACTGATGAAAGGAGAGAACGACTATGGCAAGTATTCCCAAGACCGGTTTTGAGGTCAAGGTGACCAATATGCAGTACAACGCCGTGCAAAATATCGCGGGAACATTCCAGAACGCCGCCGGCGAGGCTGATGCCTGCCCCTCCGGGTTTCTGTGTACCCGGAAGGAGCTGCTGCCCAACAGCGGCTATGGCGCAATCCAAAACGGCAATGCCTGGGTGATGGAGCCCGCCGCATCCGGCGCGCCCCCGGTCGCGGGTACCGTTCCCAGGATTTACGCGTTCAACAGCTATGATGTGAACAGTACGGCGCAGGGGAGCAGCCGCTGGCGAGTGGGGGCCAATACCTTTGGGCTGGAGCTGCCCGCCGGGGACACCGGCACATTTACGGAGATCATTGCGGGCGAACAGTACGTGTTCGGCTCCGGCAACTTCTCCGCCGTCCCCGCTGATTTGGCGGCCGCCAGATACGCCGTCATTCAGGACGGGCTGCTTGCGGCCTCCGCCGCAGCACCCGCCGCCGGCGCGGGGTTCTGGTTTGAGATTCTGGAGAAGGTCAATCCCACCGTGGGCGCCCGGAGCTGGGGCGATGCTTACCGGGTGATTGCCCGTTACAATGGCCCTGCGGCCTGAGAAAGGAGCGAGAACTATGAGTTTGAAGCTGAACAGTTTTCCTGTAGACCAGCTGAAGGTAACCGATGATGGCCAGAAGGTGGGGAACATTTCCCGCAGCGACTTGGTAGCTACAGGCCGTCTGCTGACCCTGGAGTACAACGGCCGGACCACCAACTCCATCCGCAGGCAGGAGGAGTTCAAGCCCCGGACGGACGATACCGGCTATGCCAATTTGTCCTCCGGCCACCGGAAAAACCTCCTTATGTTCTGTGCGGGACGGGCCTACGCAGTGGAGGGCCGTCCTGCCCCGGAGAGCTACGAGCAGGTAAAGAACGACCTGTCCCTGGCCCGGAACCGCACCTTCCTGGCCACCCTGGCGGGCATTGTGCGGGAGGTGATTGCCCCTGTGCTCCCCTATGTCATCTCCAACGTGGCGGGGCGGCTGATGGAGTCTACCACGGTCCCCCTGGGCCAGACCAAGGAGGTTACCGTGCATTCCAATGACTGGTTTGTATTTGAGGATTCCGCCTGGGGCGCAGCCCGGTCGGCCTCCCTCAACCAGCTGTACGATGATACCGTTACCCTCAACCCCAGGCCCTATGCCTGCCGGGTACAGATCAAGTGGTTCCAGCTGGCCGCCAATGATGAGGACATCGGCCATTTCTATAACGCCATTCTGGCGGGGTATTACAGCCGGATTATGGCAAACTTCGTCCAGGCGGTGACCGCCCTGGCCAGCGACGCCCGGTACGTACCCGATTATCTGAAATTCACCACCTACAACTCCGCCAACTGGGGGAACGCCGTTGTGGGCGTATCTGCGGCCAACCGTCTGCCCCGGGGCCAGCTGGCGGCGTATGGCGAGTACCGCGCCCTCCAGCAGGTGCTGCCCAGCGGCGCTCCCTCGGATGCCGCCCTTACCTACGGACTGGGTCAGGAGTGGATGCGCAACGGCTATCTGGGTGTGGCCGGCGGCGTCCCGCTGTTCGAGGTGGAGCAGGCCATGGCGCCGGGGACGGTAAACACCGCCGGACAGATGATGTTCCCCAAGGACCTGATTCTCATTGCCGGCCGGGCGGGCAGCGCCTATGCCCCCATCTACACCGCCTTTGCCGAGGGGTCCCCTCTGGTGGTGGAGATGAGCCCCCGGGAGACGGGGGATATGTCCATCTACATTGATGTGACCGCTGTGATGGATACCAAGATTGTGATGGGCAGCAAGATTGCCGTAATCACCAACGTGGGCGGCTGAGGAGGTGCGCAGAATGGGACGAGCCAAGAAAAACCCCGAAAACTTGATGGAAGAGTTCGTGGAGGAGTCCGGCGTGGAATATACCACTCCGCAGGAGATGCCGGAGGCCCCCCTTGAGGGGCCGGCCGAACCGGCAGGACACCCCGGTGCGTCGGGCGTCCCGAAGGAATTGACCGAACTGGAAGCCCTGCGGCGGAGGGTTGCCGAGCTGGAGGCTGCGCAGAAGAGCGCGCCAGCGCAGCCGGAGGGCGTCGTGGAACTGACCTTCCTTGCCGCGGTATCCCCGGACAACGTGACCTCTCTGGGGGAGTACGGCTCCCTCAACGGTGTGGGCGGCTGCATTGAGATTCCCCGGAAGGAGTTCGGCGGCAAATTTATGACCCCTGTGGTCCGCTCCCTCCTGCGGGACCGGAGCCTGATTGTCTGTTCCGGGCTGACCGGGGCGGAGCGCAGACGCTACGGTGTGGATTACCGGGAGGGCGAGCTGCTGGATATGGACGCCTTCGACCGGCTGCTGGACATGGACCTGAAGAC